GATTTGGCAAAGGAGTACGAATTAGAAACCAACCAACGGTTTTATCGTGCCAAATTATCCGGCAAAATTACCTTTGTCCGGGATGATTACGACTATATAAACCGTCAATCGTTCGACAATGAATTTTTGTATTGCATTGAAAAGAGCGACGACGGCGGGCGTACATGGTTCCAATACTTTCAAGGCAAGTTTATGAAAAACGATTGCACGTTTACCGATTGCGATAAAAAGGTTATTGTACAACCGGACGCAATCGACGATTATAACGACGTGTTGGCGGGATTGGAAAAGGAATACAATTTAATAACGTTAGCCCCGACAATCCAACGGATAACGATAAACAAGCGTCCATTAATTCAAATATACGTTCCGGGGGATAGTGTTGTTTCTTGTTTTTTGGGCGGTACGAATTGGGAACAAGACGCAAACGCCACGACCGACCAAAACGCATTAGTACAAACCTATCATTTTGCTTTGTGCAATATATTGAAAGAAATACAAATTACGTCCCACGGTTCCCCGGCGGTAATATCCGGGCTTTATTCGGGGCGGATGGCGACGGGGGCAACGCCGGGAACATTCACGGGAAATTTATACCCGGAATTGAATGTTAATTATTATATCTTTATATCACAACAAACAATAGAGGGTACACCCTTTGGAATTGCGATAGTTGAAATACGCAAACGTTCTGATGATACGGTAATGTTTCGTTATGCCAAAGCAACGCAAGGACCTTTTGATACATTGGAATTTGATTTAACCGCCGTTGAGGATTCCGGCGCAACGGGTACCATGCACGCCGATATGAAAAGTTATAATATTTATGCTCGTTATTTAGTTGATGTTGATAAAATCGACGATTTAGAAACCGACCAAATAGCGACAAATGATATTGTAGATAATAACAGAAATTACCGCCGTGTAATTGGTTACGCAATCGACGTGGCGTTTATATCTAACAACTTTTCAGATACGCCGACCGAGTGGGGATTAGCAGACAACGGAAAGTATTTTGCGCCGCCTTATTCAATTTACGGACAAACGTTTTATCCAATCGCCCGGTCAACGTGGCGTTATGCGTCGTTGTGGTTTGGGTTTTATTTGATGGATTGGATATTAGAAGAAAAAGCACGAAAGGCGTACATGTTACGGGATGCGTACCCGGTGGCGTCCTGTATATCGGTTTTGTTGAAACAATTTGCGCCGGGTATCAGCCACGAAGCGACGGCGGAATATAGCCAATTTTTATACGGCGCAACAAACCCGATTTCACACCAAAAATTTGAATTGTTGTTGACGCAAAAAACAAATGTGTTGGTTGGGGATTACGACCGCCCGGCGCAAAAAGCCCCAACGACATTGCAACAATTAACCAATATGTTACGGGATTGTTTCCGTTGTTTTTGGTATATAGAGGACGGCAAATTTAAGGTTGAGCATATATTGTGGTTCCGCAATGGCGGGTCGTATTCCGCCAATCCCGGATTAACGGTTGATTTGACGACATTGTTAAACGTCCGTAATGGGAAAACGTGGGGGTTTGCGTCGTCGAAATGGTCGTTTGATAAAGTAGATATGGCGGAACGATACCAATTTGAATGGATGGACGATGTTACACAGCCTTTCGAGGGTAGCCCAATAAACATTTTAAGCAAGTTTGTAACGCCGGGAAAGATTGAGGAAATAACGGTATCAAATTTTACGTCTGACGTGGATTATATGATTTTGAACCCGTCGGCAATCAGTGAGGACGGGTTCGCACTATTTGCGGCGGTTCGTGATAGTAACAATAATTTAGTTTTGCCATATAGAAAGTTTTCCGCACAGGGCGTCGATTTTGTATTGCAAAATTATATCCTTTCGTTTTACTACTTACAACCGACGTATTATGTATATGATTTACCCGCCCGACGGGTTGAAATAAACGGAAGTTCAATGAATGCGTACGGAGTGGAACGAAAAAAGAAACAAACGGTAACATATCCGTCTATTGACGACCCCGACCCGATGAAATTAGTAAAAACCGCCATTGGTAACGGGCAAATCAACAAGATTTCAATAACTTTGCATAGTCGAATAAATAAAGTAACGTTGATGTATGATACAGAATAATAATTTAAGCCCGTTACCGTGGTATTCAGATATTAAATATCAGAACGCCCGCAAATCGTATGCGTATGGCAATATTTACCCGTTGTTTTCGCAAGCCGGGTTTATTTTGCCGTTTCAGTTCGTTATAGATTATAACGCAAATACGACAATATCAAACGTTACGTTGTTCGATAAGGACGGCAAACAGGTTGCGGATATAACGGACAATATGATTTCCGGCGGGTTGCGGGTTATGACCTTTTCAACGAACGGATACAACATTGTTTTTTATCCCGGACTTTTGCCGTTGGGAATAACCATGCAACAAGGCATATATTATTTACGCCTTACAACGTCCGGTCGGTATTGGTATTCTGAAATGTTTACCGTTGTTGCGGGCAACATGGACGGTTATTTGCGTGTGCAATGGTGGGACGAAAGTAATTTGTATTACGAGGGCGGACACGTCGAATATAGCGACCAATATAAAAACGTCGTGTACCTTTGCGCCGAGTTAGGCAAACCGGAATACCAATTTGAAGAGGACGGCGAAAACCGGGACGGCTTTTTTTTCCAGGAAAAACAGTTGAGCGAAAAGACGTATAAATTTCAATTCCTTGCACCGGAATTTTTATGCGACGCAATGCGAATTATCCGGTTGTCCGACCATGCCGTTGTTACGTGCAACGGTATATCGTATAATTGCGATACCTTTTTGATTACCCCAAAATGGCAAACACAGGGAGATTTAGCAAGCGTTGAGGCAGAATTTGATACTAACACGGTAATAAAGAAAATAGGGCGGGGATATGTGCCGGGAAACCGTGGGGATTTTAATAATGATTTCAATAATGATTTCAATAACGATTAAAGCATTTAATTATGGCAAATTATCAAGAATTAAAAGATGCAGTTGCGGAGGTTGTAAAGACCAACGGAAACCAAGAGATTACCGGACAAGTAATGCAGAGTGTTTTGTTAAGTATTATCAATTCAATTGGTAAAAACAGAACATTTGCAGGTATTGCAAAACCAACGACAAATCCGGGAGCCCCGGACGAGAATGTTTTTTACATTGCGACGCAAACCGGAATTTATGTAAATTTCGGAGGCGCAAAAATTTACAATACATTGACTATAATAACAAACGATAAAACGTCTGGAGAATGGAAATTTGATTATTTGTTTGGTTATTCTAATTTCATTGTAGATTGCGTAATTTCCGAATGGAACGGAATAGATGGCGATTATGTATATATTGATTATTTATATAGAAATACTCCAACATACGGTTCCGGAATTAGATTTTACAAGGGTAATATAAACACCGGAGATACTGAACAAATTTTGTATTTAGAAAAAATAGAAACACAGAATGGAGTAAAAGAATTTTCCGGAAAATTTACGGGAGGGTTAGGAAAAATTGATATTATAGTAGATTGGAACATTGTACCAAGCGGATATAATAAGATATTAGATTTCCCGATAATAATCCCACAAAGCGCATTTGGTAGGGTCGTGCCAATTCCAGACAAGGCAGTAACAACGGAAAAGATTGCAGACAAGGCAGTAACAACGGAAAAGATTGCAGACAAGGCAGTAACAACGGAAAAGATTGCAGACAAGGCAGTAACAACGGAAAAGATTGCAATATCTTTTTTCATAACACCAAAAAATGCAGGCCAGAAAAAGGCGTTACCGTATTATGAGCAAGGTTTGCTTGAATGTTATGTTGATAAAGATTTGTTCCCGGATATAACCTATATTGATATATGGTGCTATTCCGAGAATGTCTTTATGAGATATAAAACAGACGGGGATTTTGTTTATTTTACATGGATGCAACAAGGAGGCAGTATAAGTAGGCCTTTTTCTATAATTAATAATTTAGACCCCGTTTTCTTTTATAAAGATGGAGTTGCAGTTGGTTTTGTTGTGTTCAGAGACAAACAAAAGTTTATAGACCACGAATTAGGTGGGGGACTCCAGTTAAGTTTGGATATTGTTACAAATGCGGTATTTCATAATTATCTGTATTTGAATGAAAAAATTGATGAATTAAGAGGGGAAATTTCCGATATTGATATATCAATGTCATTGCCTAATAAGATATACGCTATTGTTGGAGATACATTGCAGATATTTTTCCGTGGTATAATAAAATCGGTAAATCCATATAATTATGATATACTTGTATCTTGTCAAAAGGGCAAAAAATATCCAAGGTATTTTGAATTTACCCCCACGTTAGCAGATGTTGGGGATATAAATTTTGCAATAACAATTAAGGATGATAAAAGGGTTGTTTTAGGAACAAAGAATTGTCAATTGGTAGTTAAAAACGTGGTTAATTCGCCAAGTTCAAAAATAAATGTACTTTGTTTTGGTGATAGTTTAACAACCAGCGGAATATGGTGCAGAGAGGCAGACAGAAGATTGACAGGAAGCGGAGGAACCCCAGCAGGTAAAGAATTGCAGAATATAAAATTTGTTGGCTCAAAACAAAATGGGACAACCGGATATTTCGGCGTAGGTGGTTGGGCGTGGAAAAGTTATACACAAAAAGGTCGTCCGGCATATAGGTTCCAAGTTACCGGGGTTTCGTCGTTGTCTGTTGGTGCAACATATACAAACAATGGTAATACATTTACTATAATGGAGGTAAATGTAACAGACAGCAACGGGAATATATTATGTTCTGTTGATTCTTTGACGCCCGCACCGTTGGAAAGTGGAACGTTAACAAAAACGAGCGGGGGCGGGGATAATACAATTACATATACAAGTGTTGCAGAAGATACGCAAAACCCGTTATGGGACAACGAACATGAAAAAATGTCATTTATTCCCTATGCAAATCAAGTTGCAGACGGACAAATTGATGTTGTATATACATTATTGACGTGGAACGGATTATCAGCAGGAAAAACAGATTTTACAGACGTTTTAGCGAATGTAAAAATATTTGCAGATACATTGCACGCAGAATTTCCGAACGCAAAATTGAAAATTATGGGCGTGCAAGTTCCAAGCGTACGGGGTGGAATGGGTGCAAATTATGGAGCAAACGGGGGGTATGCGGATAATTACGGCATGGTTGTAACAGCGTTAAATATGAATGACGCATACCAAGAATTTGCAAATCGTCCGGAATATTTGGGATTTGTTGAATTTGTCAATATATCAACCCAATTTGATACGGAATATAATATGCCACATAATGCAGGTGTAAATGTAAATACAAGAAATTCCACAACGAAAGAATGGTTAGATACCAACGGAGTACACCCGGACATGTCGGGACATTATCAAATAGCCGATGTTGTATATAGAAATTTTATCGCAAATTTTTGTCAGTAATAACAAACCGGGGGATATTCCCCCGGCATAACATTTTAATATGGATATGCAAGAACGTAATATTATTAACGGAACGACCACGGCGGTTGTTGCGCCTTTGGTGGACTTTTATAATAGTCTTATTCCCTTTTTGCTTTTGGCTGTTGTATTAATAGTTGTCGATAGTCGTTTTGGCATTGCCGCCGCAAAAAAACGAGGGGAGCCAATCCGACCGTCCCGGAAATGGCGACGGGCGATAAATAAATTGGTTGATTACATTTGTTGGGTAACATTGGCGGGATTGTTCGGACAAACATTTGATACGATATTGGGAATACCCGTTTTGTCGGGGGTCTTGTTGTTGGTTGTATATGGTATTGAAATTTCAAGTTGCTTTAATAACTATTTTGAAGTAAAAGGAATAAATAAGAAAGTAAATGTATTTAAGTTGTTTAACCGCCCGGAGGTCGAAAAATGTATTGAGGACATACCGGACAAAGAAAAAGGAGGCAAAGAATGAAACCAATTGTTTTGTTGGATAACGGACACGGAAAGGATACAGCCGGGAAACGTTCCCCCGTTTGGGCGGACGGTTCGCAATTGTTTGAATACGAGTTTAACCGGGATATTGTACGCCGCATTGCGGAAAAGTTGGATTTATACGGCATACCATATCGCATATTAGTACCGGAGGAAAACGACATATCGTTATCGGAGCGTGTAAAGCGGGCAAATCAAATCGCCAAAGATAACGACGGTAAGGTATATGTATTAAGCATACACGCAAACGCCGGGGGCGGTACGGGTTGGGAGGTTTACACGTCGCCCGGACAAACCCCCGCCGATGCAATCGCAACGGTATTTTTCGAGGAAGCGGGGCGGGAATTTTCCGCCGACGGTTGGCGTATGCGTTTCGATTATGCCGACGGCGACCCGGATAAGGAAGCGGCGTTTTGTATCCTCAAACACACGAGTTGCCCGGCAATTCTTACGGAAAACTTTTTCATGGATACCGAAAAAGATTGCCGTTTCATAATGAGCGACGACGGGCGGGAACGTATCGCCAATATGCACGTTGCCGCAATTAAAAGGGTATTGACGTTATGAAAAAGTATTTGATTTGGGCGGCAATCATTTTGGCGGTTGCCGCCGCCTTTTGGGTGCAACACGTCAAAATAAAGAGGTTGACCGAGGAACGGGACAAATACCGGAGCAATACCGAAATACTATTGCAGGACGTCAAGACGTACCAAACGAAAGACAGTTTGAACGCAATCAAAGTCGGGAATTTGGAGTTGTCATTGGCGGAATACAAAAAGTACCGGGCGGACGATTTGGCGTTGATAAAGACGTTGCAGACAAAGAACCGGGATTTGGAACGGGTTACAACAACCCAAATGGAAACAATCAACGAATTGCGGGCAACCGTCCGGGATAGTATTGTATATTTGCCCGGCGATACGGTTACGACTGTATTACGTTGTATTGAGTATTCCGACAAATGGATTGATTTTGACGGATGTATTAAAAATAATACGTTTTCGGGCAAAATTATAACACGGGATAGCCTTTTAATAACGGAAAGTGTGCAATATAAGCGTTGGTTAGGTTTTTTATGGAAAACAAAACGGATAAAAAACCGTGAATTTGATATTGTTTCAAAAAATCCACATACAAAAATTACCGGATTTGAAGTTATAACCATAGAAAAATAACTATTTTTGAAAAAACGGGGTAGGAGTAGCTACCAACTGAAAAGGGCAAAGCCAACAGCCCGCCCCGTTTTTCTTAAATGTTGGCTTACTTATAAAGTTGGCTTGCAACCCCTTTTTCTATTAAGCCATTTTTAGCCCGTTTCCGGGCATTTTATTTCAAAGTGGAAATTTCCCGTCCCGTTTGCAAAAGTCGCTTAAATCGAAAATTCTAAGAAAATAATATTAGTATGCCGATAGTATGAGAAATAAAAATAAAACTTCTTGTATTTGCACTATCAAAATACTAAAATATAATTTATGGAGAATTGGAAAGACATTAAAGGTTATAAGGGATTATATAAGGTTAGTTCATACGGTCGAATAATGACGGTAAGGAAAAACGCAATACTTTGTCCCGCAAAAACTATTAGTAACGGTTTAACCGTATCATTAAGTAAAAACGGAAAGAGTAAGACAAAACAAATTAGCCGATTGGTTGCAAATGCTTTCATCCCCAATCCGGACAATAAACCATACGTTGACCATATCGACGGAGTGCGTTATCATAACTTTGTTGAAAATTTGCGCTGGTGTACGCAAAAGGAAAATATGAATTACGAATTAGCGATAAGGAATAAGACAAAATACAATTTTCCAATTGAGGGCGTCGGATATAATGGCAAAGTATGTGTTGAGTTCTTAAATTACAAGGATGCACAAAAAAAAGGATTTGATAGAACGCTAATAAAAAAGGCTGTTGATACAGGTAAGCCATATAAAGGCATACATTATCGAATAAAAATTGAAAAATAAAAGATAAAACCTTTGGTAATTAAAATAAAGGTTGTATATTTGCATCATCAAACAAGAACGACCGGGCGTTTTCCCGGAAAATAGAGAGCGAAACAATATGAATACTCAAAGCATTTATAACGGATTAGATTACACAACAAAAGAGATTAACCGCAATTTCAAAATTAAGGTAAACGGAATTGTAAACGGCAAAAAGGTTAATGTATTGGTTGGCGTATTGCCCTAAATGCCGGGCGTATGTTGGCGTTCATGCGGGAACCGACCGGGCAAAGGGACGGTTAGCAAACGCCGAGTTGCGCCGATGTAAGATTGAGGCACACCGATATTTTGACGAAATATATAAGCGTAAATTAATGAAGCGTTCCGAGGCTTATAAATGGCTATCCGAGCAATTGGGATTACCCACGGAATACACGCATATAGGAATGTTTAACCCGAAAACGTGCGCAAAAGTCGTGGACGTTTCAAAAAAAATATTTGGAAACCATGCGATTTGCATTAAGAAACCAACATAAAATAAAAGCGGCTTTTGAGCCAAACGGGGATAAAATGTTAGCCCGGATAAAAGAGGGTTTAACCCGGTATTTTTCCGCCGACCGTTCGGATTTCCCGGAGGGATATAAAGAAATTGAAAGCGATTTTAACCAATTGCCGGGGGAACCGTACCCGACTATTGCAATAAACGACGTCGGAAACGCCAACCGTATGATTGAGTTCTATGTTACCGGGAAACAATACGACGTTTACCATTTGGCATTTAAGGGATTTATAAAGGGTTAAGATATGGAAAGCGTAATTATTGAGGAAATGCGGGCGTTCTTACGATTGGATTTGCCCGACAGACAAAGATAATATTTTACCGATACAATCGCCGTCGCAAAACGTGTTGAGGTCGTAAAAGCGGCGGACGTATTCGACGAACGGGAAATTGAATTGATACGCCGGACGGTTCGCCCGGTAGTCAAAGAGTGTTATAAAAATGCGCATTTGCTGACGTTGTTATTTCCCGACCGGGTGCAATACGTTGAGGGCAAAACGAACGCATTTATACCAATCGACCACGCATTTAACCGGGTCGGGGACAAATATATTGACATTACGTTTGAGTTCGCATTGGAGTTAGACCCAACGCAATACGAATATGTGGCGTTTGGGGAATATCCGGCGGGCGTTATTGAGGAAATAACCAACCAAACGGGATATTATGGCGATATATACCGATTTTGTTATTGTGCGGCGCAAATGGCGTTGGAAAATATGAACCCCCGGACGTAACAGATACGCCGGGGGTCGGTACGCAGTAACCGAGAGCGATTTTTGGTAATGCGGTATTGCAAAGGTAGGTTAAAAATCGGATATTCCACGCACCCGGCAAAAATGATTTCACGAAACAAAGATTATATTTTTTGTAATTAAAAAAATTCTTTCCACCTTTGCAGAACAAAAGATTAACAGCCTACCCGGAGGGATACCGGGAAATGATATGAAAATAAAAGAAAGTGAGCAATTAAAGATGTTGGCGACCGAAAGCGGAAAAACAGCCAACCAAGTATCCGAAACAATCGTTACGGAGTTAATCAACAAACAGATTATCGAGGACATAAGCGACAATTGGGGGTTCCCGGTCACCGATTGTTACGAACGGGATGTTACCGTTGTGGAAATGGTGGACGTTATCCGGGCAATTGGTATTTCCCCGGTTCGTTCCGTCCATTTGGACGCCCTGTTGGAATGTATATTGATTGGCGACGATGATTGCCCGGAGTGTGGCGGGGAAATGGAAGTTACAGACGGCGAGTATAGACGTACAGGAGGCGACGGATATTTGACCCCGCCGGAATATAGCCCGATTTGGGAGGAAAAAACGTGCCGCAATTGCGGATACAAAGAGAGCAACGAACCAAGTTATTAACAAAAAAATTTAAGTTATGGGATTAAGATTGAGAGTAAACGAAGCAATCGCCCGTTCCGAGGCGAACGGGAAAAAGGTTTTGAAAAAAGACATTGCCGCCCGTCTTTTTGAGGGCGTAAGCGAGAGCGCACAACAGGTAAATATGACGAATCTATGTAACGGCACGACCAAACGGATTGTCCCGGAATGGGTCGTTATTATTTGCGAAATGTTGGATTGTTCGGCGGATTACTTGTTTGGCATGGAGGGCGGAAACAATGAAAAGTAAGTTTATCGAATGGTTGGAAGCCGCCGCCGAAACCATGTTTTCCGGGTTGTTTCAAGCGAAAGCCCTAATTGTTACGTTTGGCGCATTGGGGTTATTTTGTTTGATTGGCGCATTTTGGAACCCGTGGCAATTGTTATTTGCGGCAATGTGCGCCGCAATGGTATTATGTGGAATTTCAGAATATAAAAAGCACAAGTAATGAGAGCAAAGAGCGATAAACCGGGCGACCCGGTAAAAGAGGTTGCGGGAACCGTCGGCAATGTTGCCCCGGATATGTTCCCGGAGATTAACGAGGAACAACAAACAATTATTCCCCCGTTCGTTGAGGTTCAACCGGAACAAACAACCGGAGTGTTTGAGATAATACCGGGCATGACGGTTGAGGAAATGACGGCAATGTTTTTCGACGAAAAAACATTGATTGAACCCCCGTATAAGGTTTGGCAGTTAAACAGCAAGGGACACAGATATTATTACCGATATGACGACGCCGGGAACCCGGAGTTTTTCCCGTCGGTTACAACCATATTGTCCCAAACATTACCCAAAGCCCCGCACCTTATAAATTGGATTGCGAACAAAGGCATTGAGGAAGCCGAGCGATACAAAGGCGAACGGGCGGCGTATGGAACGTTTATGCACGCCGCATTTGAGGAATTATTGATTAACCGGGCGTATGATTTGGACGGACTGAAAGGCAAACTAAAAGAATACATTGAGGTTTACCGATTGCCGGACGACTTTATTTATTACGCCGATGATTTGAAAAAGGACGTATTGGCGTTTGCGCAATTCGTGTTGGATTATGATGTACGACCGTTAGCCGTTGAAATTGCGTTGGTACACCCGTATTACAAGTACGCCGGAATGATTGATTGCCCGTGTACCATGCGGGCAAAGATTGGAAGCGACGACCGGATTAACGCAATTGTCGATTTTAAAAGCGGGCGTAAAGGCTTTTACGAGGAAAGCGAAATACAATTGGGGATGTACCGGGATATGTGGAACGTCAATTTTGAGAAATTCCCCGTTACCCGTATTTTCAATTTCAGCCCGAAAGATTGGCGCAAAAAACCGTCGTATAATCTGAAAGAGCAAACCGAAAGCCCCAATATACGCAAAATCCCCTATCTGTTGGAGATTGCCGCCATTGAGGACGAAAATCGGGATAATACGTTTACGGCGGTTAATGGTATGGTTGTTTTGGACGATAACCCGGATTTGTCCCAAAATGTAATATTGTTGTCTTTGGCGGAATTGATTAAGACGAAAGCCCCGGCGGAAAAGAAAAAGCCGGAACCGGAAAAAGCCGTTACCGTTGAGGATTTGAAACCGGAATCGGAGCAAAAAAAGCAAATGACGTGTTCAGAATTTGAGGTTACAATAAATGATGTTGCCCCATATTCTTTGTGGGAAGTAACAGATATTGCAAAAGTAAACGGCGTTGAATTGGTTGAAAAGGGGTTGAATTTAGACCAACACAGATGGTACAGCATAGCAACCAATATTTACAAATGTTCTGACGGTTATGTAAAAGTTACCGGGGCGTATCAAAGTTTTTCAGAGGCTCAAACGTGGGAGGATATAAACGTATTTTCAGAAGCAGAAAAATTGCAGGGAAAGGAATTGCAGGCGTTTGAATTGAGAATGAAAGCGTATGAGATAGAAAACGCACCGGAGCAAAGCCCGGAACAAACGCCGGAACCGGAGATTAAGAAAACAAAGATTGTGAAACGCACCTGTAAAACGGCAAAGGAGGCGGAAAAGAAGTCCGCCACGGGACGAAAGGCGGCAAAACGGACAGTTGCACCGGAAAAGGAACAAAAGCCCGCAAATGCGCCAAAAAAGCCCAAAAACGAGAATAAGAAAAGATTGTTGAACGACGACCCCGAAATATGAAAACGATAAAAAGATTTGATTACTATTTGATAAACAAAAACGGCGTTGTTTTCTCTAAAATAACGGGGAAAGAATTAAAGCCGTTTTTGCGTAAGGGTTATTTGTGCGTTTGTCTTTATAATTTTGGTATAAAATATACTATCTATGTTCATAGATTAGTTGCCGAAACATATATTGATAATCCACGAAATAAACCATGTATCGACCATATCGACGGGAACCCGTTTAATAACCATGTGGATAATTTGCGTTGGGTTACACATTCGGAAAATAACAATAATCCGATTACAAAACAACGGCAATCTAAAAGCGCAAGTAAGCCAATGACGGGTAAATTTGGAGCCAATAACCACTTATCAAAAGCGGTTTTAATGCTTAAAAATGGCGTTGTTATTAAAGAATACCAATCTATAAATTTGGCAGAAAGGGACGGTTTTAATAATTCGCTAATAGTAAGATGTTGCAAAGGATTACGCAAAAAAACATAAAGGTTATGAATGGAAATATAAAAGGTAGAATTGTTAGACCGGAGGCGGAAAAATCCCGTTTGATTTTGCCCCGTGTCGGACAAATAAAAATCGGAATGAAAAACGCCAACGGATACCCGCAAAGCGTGGATTATTTCATACCAACGGGAAAGTATGCCGGGTTATTTACACAGGCATACGGCGAAAAGCCCCAAACAATACAAATCGTATTCCCGGACGACGACCCGGCGAAAGTATGCAACGAGCGGTACGAGTACCGGGACGACGACGGGCGATTGATTGCGGCGGGCGACGGCGAAACGTTCCAAGTCTGGGACGGCAAAAAGTACGAAACATTGACAACGGAGGAATACCCGAATTTGATGTTGGCAATTACCAAGCGTTACCCCAATCGGAAAAGCAAACATGACGGACACGACGGTTGGGAAATTACGTTGACGTTGAATTTCATTGTACCGTTGGTACGAGGCGTTGCCGGGGTATGGCAGTTCTCAACAAAGGGTACGGCGTCCACAATCCCGCAAATTCGGGAAACGTTCGACGGTATGTTAGCGGAACGGGGATTTTGTAAGGGAATTATATTTGATTTGAACGTACAATTTGCCACGACCCAAAAGCCCGGCGACAAATCCCGGTTCCCTGTTGTTTCATTGGTTCCGAACGAAAGCCCGGACAATGTTTTAAGAGTGCGCAAAGCGTGGGAACCTGTTAAACAATTGGAGGGCGGCGACAATGGCACGGAAATTTGACACGGATATTAAATTTTTGCAACATGACAATTAGAGATAGTAATTATATAACCATTTTAGCCCCAATGATTACCCGGTTAAAGTTGAAAGGTAACGAATTGTTGGTTTTCGCTTTGATACATGGGTTTAGTCAAGACGGGGAAAGCCGTTTTAAGGGGTCGTTGCGATACCTTATTGAGTGGACGGGATTAGATAAAACAACCGTTATAAAGTTGCTTAAATCGTTGGTTGAAAAACAGTATATTAACAAATTTGAGTACGAAAAAAATAAGGTTCGTTATTGTGAGTACACGTCGAATTATTGGGCGGCTTTGGGGTGGTTGGAAAATCCCACCACCACCCCGGTTGAAAAATACCACCACCCCCCCGGTTGGAAAATCCAACCACCCCGGTTGGAAAATCCAACCCTATATTAAATACTGAAATAGATAATTCTTTTGATATTGATAATGATAAACCCGCCAACGGAGTTGCCGGGGATTTGTTCCCGGACGAACAATTGGAGGTTCAGAACGATAAAAAAAGAACGTCCATATTTCGCAATTCCGAGGTTTACAAATTGGTTAAGTTCGGGGCGGACGGCGTAAATGATTATTCCGAGTTTGAAAAACTGTTTGCGACGCCGGAATTTGAAAAGGTTGATTTGATTTATTATTTCCACACGGTCGCCGATTGGTCGGAAACCAAACAGGGAGTTAAGCGAACCCGCACGGGTTGGATTGCGACGGTACGCAATTTTATCCGGGGCGATATTGAGAAAAAGAAATTGCATTTGAAACCGGAATACCAAGCCCCGCAAAAACGATTGGACGTTGGCGGCGCAATGGATTTCCTTAATGACAATTATTGATATGGAAAGTTTGCCGGAAAAAGTAAATACGCAATCCGTGGCGTTGGCGATATACAACCCAACGCCCGGTACAAAAGCAATCGACATACGCCGACAAATGTTGCAATTACCGGAGGTTGCCAAATCGTTATCCGGGGTCGAAAAGTACATTTTCGCCGCCTCAACGAAAATGCAAATTGCCGATATTGACGACGGCACGTTGGTTGCGAAAACCGGGCAAATGTTCCGGTTTATTGCAATGGACGTCGGGTATATAATCCCGACCAATTCGGAAGATTGGACGTACATTTGTACCCGGTTGTTGGATATACTCAAAAAATACTATTCGCAAATGACGTTGGCGGATATAAAGTTGGCATTTGAATTGGCGACGACCGGGGAATTGGACGACTATTTGCCAAAAGACAGTCAAGGCAACCCGGATAAAAAGCATTACCAACAATTCAACGCCGATTATTTCGCAAAGATATTGAACGCATACAGGCGAAAGCAAAACGGGGTTATCAATAAAGCGTATAAAGCATTGCCGGAGCCGAAAAAGGAATTGACGCCGGAGGAAAAACGGTATTATCACAACCAAGCCGTCGCCCGATGTAGGGAGGTATTTTTGCAATACAAATATACCGGGCGGTTTGTGTTGGGGATTACTGACGGAATGTTGATTTATGATTGGTTGCGAAAGTTGGGTTTTGCCAATAAGATTGCCGGAAGCGAGGACGACCGCAAACAAGCATTTGCCCGATATATGCAACGTGTCGCACGTGGGTTCGTCAACAAATACCAAGCGTTCCACGTCCAACGAAAGGGAACCGACGCCCCGGAATTGGATTTTACGGCGTATGAGATTGCGAGGGACAAAGAGATAAAACGCACGTTCGACCGTATGATTGCGGACGAATTGCAGATTGATAACTATTTAGATTTTTGGAAATGAACAAAATAACGATTGATTGTATTATTGGCATTGACCCCGGAAAAACCGGGGGGATTGCTGTTTGGCGTCCGAACCACAAAACCGAGGTTATTAAAATGCCGGGCGACCTTATGGAGTTGAAACAATGGTTTGAGTACATGAAAAGTATTTGTCGCCCGTTGGTATTCGTCGAAAAGGTGCAATTACGCCCGGACGATGTAAACGACAACCCCGGCAAAGCCTTTCGGGTGCAAAAACTATTATCCGAGTTTGAAAAACTGAAAACAATTATTGCCATGTGCGACGTACCGTTTGTTTTGGTACACCCCCAAAAATGGCAAAACGAATTGAAATTGCGGGTTAAGGGAGAGGAAAAACCGGAACGTAAAAAGCGATACCAACGAGCCGCCGCCGATTATTACCCGGACGTTAAGGCGACGTTATGGAACGCCGATGCGCTTATGATTTTGCATTTTGGACGATACATTTTGCACAACAAACCCCGTTGGGTTTTGGAGAATTTGCCCGCCCCGATGCACGACCGTTTGTTTTAAGCCCCGTATTTCGATTATTTTGTTTGAATGGGTAAAAGTATGGCAGACGAAAATAAAAGCCCGCAAATCGAAAATCCCGAAAAAATAACGGCAAAAGAGTTGGCGGAAATGGTAAAGCAGATGCGGCACAACCAACGACGTTGCCAACGGAACCCAACCCCGGAAAAGTTGGCGACGTTGGAGCGTTGGGAAAAGGAGGTTGACGCCGTGGTTGCGGTTCTGACAGATACACAAATGAAATTGTTTTGATTGTTCCCGGTACGACATTACGCCGTATCGGGAATATTTTTTTTACCATAACACGAAATAAAAGAAAAAAATTTTGGTAATTAAAATATTTACCGTAATTTTGTGGCATGAAATAACAACGACCGGGCGTTTTCCCGGAAAATAAAACCGAGAGATATGGATACATTAGAAACAGCAAAACAGACAAAAACGGCTTATTTCATTGAATACGTTTACCTAATCGACGCATACGGCAAACAGTCGTTTTATTTTCAGTTGGTACGAACCAAAGATTGTGCGATATTATACGCCAATGAAAATATAAATAATGTTTTTATAGCGTGTTGGAAAATGGATATTTCGCATAAAGACGTAACGATATGGTAACGGACGAATTGGGAGCCGTTCGCCATGCAATGACGGCAAAAGAGTTGGGCGACCTGTATAAGCGTTTGGAAAACTTTATTGCCGATTGCACCCGGTCGGAGGTTGACGCCAACCGGGATGCGCTTAACAAGGTGCAAAGCATGATACACCAAAGAATGAGATTAACAAACAAATAAGTAGTAGCCGCCGGGGGAAACCCCGGCATAAAAGAGCGAAAAAATGATTATCAAAAAATTAGAGTTGTCGAATTTCCAAGTAATTAAGGAGTTCAACGCAGATTTTGAGGGTAATGTGTATTTCATTACCGGGGACAATGAGTTGGGAAAATCTACGCTATTAAAGGCAATCGGGGCGTTATTGACCGGGAACCGGGACGCCGTGTTGCGCAATGGCGAGGACAAAGGGTTTGCCAAAATGGTTGTCGGCGACGACGGCGAGGAATACGACGTTGAATTGCGGTTTACCAAAGCCAACCCCCGTGGTACGTTATCAATTAAACAGAAAACAACCGGGATGCGGTCGGATAACGTAAGTATGTTGCAAAAGGTTTTCGGATATACGGATTTTGACGCCGTGGAGTTTTCCCGGTGGTCTGAAACCGCCGAGGGTCGCCGAAAGCAAGTGCAATACGTCCGGGCATTGTTGCCGGAGAATGTGCAAAAACGTATTGCCGAGATTGACGCCGAGGTTACGACCGTTAAGGAGAAAAGAAAGGACGCCAACGCCGAGGTCAAGACGTACACGACCATTTGCGCCAACGCCGAAAGGCAGTTGAAACCGGGCGACGTCAAAACGTATGCCGAGAAAATCGACATTGCCGATTTAATGGAGAAACAAAACGAGAACGCCCGGTTGATTGAGAAAGCAAAAACCGTGCGTACCGCATTGCAAACCCGGACGGAACAATTGGAGGCAATCCCCGGTCGTATCAAAGCCGCCGAGAAAACCAAGAATACAGAGATTGACGCCGCAATAAAGTATGAGGCGGAAGCCCAAGCCGAATACGACCGGATTGTTGCCGAGGCAAAAAAGGCATTGGAAGCGGCAAAGAAAAAGAGCAAAGCGGATGCGAAAGCCGCCGCCGACAAATACAACGAAACATTGGCGCAAATCCAAACGGAAAAAGCCGATTACGAAACCCGTAAGAACAACGCCGCCGCATGGTTGGCAAAGTACGAGGAAGACAACCCGGAGAATTGGGATGCAGCCGAACGCCTCAAACAAGCCGAGGAACACAACAAAATAAATGCGTTGGTTGTGGACTATCTGACGAAGAAAAAGCAAAAGGACGCCGCCGAAAAGGTAGCCCAAGCCCACGAAAAAAAGTTGTCGGATTTGCTCAAAGAGCGGGAAACCCTTATTGCGAAATCGGAATTGCCGATTGCCGGGTTGACGTTCACGGACGACGGGTTGGAGTTAAACGGCGTGCCGTTCGTCGCCGGGAAAGTGTCGGATAGTCAGATAATGGAGGTTGCCGCAAAATTGATTATCGCAAGCAATCCGACCGTTAAGGTATTTCGCATTGCGAGGGGCGAAAGTTTGGGCGCAAAACGTCTGCAATCCCTTATCGAATTAGCCCGGAAAGAGGGGTATCAAGGATTTATTGAGGAAGTTAAGCGAGGACAGGACGATTTAATTATTGAGGAATACAGCGAAGCCGAGTAATTAACCGGGGCGTCGGTTCCCCGGCGTCCCTTAAACAAAACAATATGAAAGTTAAAGAAATGACAATTGCGGACGTGTTAAAAACGCCGTTGTTTGTTGAGAACGTGAAACGCCAATTAACGAGCCTTTGGAACGACCGGGAGAAAGCCCGTAAGGATGCGACCCGGAATAATACGAGGTTGCGGGCGCACGTTATCGACCGTATGCACAATACCGGGCATTGGGAACCGGGAAATTTCATTGTTCTTTTCGCAAAAGTTTTGGATAAGGTCGCAACCGGGTATTCGTCGAGCGAACGGGCGTTTATCCGTTCGGTTGGAATGACAGCGTTTAATATCACAATGCAAAAATTAATCGACGATGAGAAAGCGAGAAATAACGGCAACGGGGACGATAAATAATAACGGCGGGTTGGCAATGTACATGGGCGAATTAAACGAATTTTTCAAGGGTTGGAAAGGTTCCCGGATAATTGCCCGGTTCATTGTTGCGTCGCCCGGTTCGTCCGAGGCTTTGAAAGGCTATTATTTCAACTATGTTGTACCCACGTTCCGACACGCCATTTGGGAGGCGGGCGAACGTCTTACGGAGGAACAAACGGAACGGAGGTTGCGGGAGTTTTCCCCAATTATGTACGTCGAGCGGGTCAACGAGGAAACCGGGAAATATTCCCACGAATTGCGCACCGTGGCGGAATTGTCAAACGCCGAGTTAATCGAGCATATCGAAACGCTCAAACAGATTGCCGCCGAGGAATACAATACGTATATTGATGACCCCCGAACGTTGTAAGGTATGTTTTGCAAGTGTAACGGAAAGCGTAAGAATTACCCGTTGGCAGGTTGGCGGATTATTCGCCACGAATACACGCCAAAGCATTACAGCCGGATAAAGTGTTTGCGTTGCGGGTGCGTTTGGATTACACGGGCAAAATATGTTGAGCAAACGCCCAACGACGACGGGCAAAAACGATTATTTTAACGAACAAAAAAGTAACGAGAGTATGAAATTTAAATTAAAAGACATTTGTTTTTTCGATTGCGAAACAAAACGATACGTTGAGGAATATTTGTAAAACCGAGCCGGGCGGGTTCACGGCAACAAATAAATTATCAAAATATGAGCGAGAAAAAAGAAACCGCAAACGTAATGCCGATATCGACCGAAAAGGCGTTTGCATTGTCGAAAGTCAAGACGTTAAAGGACGGCGGATTGGACGTACATTATGAAGTTACCGAAACCGTCGGTAATGAGAGTTACACGAACAAATACCACGTCGAAAGCGCAAAGGACATACACCCGGATTTGCGCAATTGCTTTGACAGGTTGCGCCCAATTATGGGGCGTATTTTCAATATCACGTCGTTTTTGTCCCTTATGGATACGCCGGATATGAAAGCCAACCAAAAGCAGAAAGACGCCGCCCGTAACTTTGCGGACGAAATGTTGAAAAACATTGAGGTTCGGGGCGTGTCCCTTTCCGGTCAAGATGATAACGTTGGTTGCGTCCTTACGGGGTTGTTCACGGTATCCAATAACCAAAAGACGGCGATAAATTCGCCCCGTCTGAAATTCAATATCGAAACGTTCGGTTTTGAGGAAGAATTAGAAGAAATTATTGGCGACATTGAAAACGAGGTTTACGCCTTTCTTTTCAAGGGTAAAAAGGCGCAATTGGAATTGTTCGGGGCTGACGGCGAACCCGCACCGGGTTTGGTCGCAGAACCGGAAAAGGAGGGCGGATTGTTCCCGGAGGTCGGCGACCCGGCTAACGAGGACGACCCGGAGGACGAAACGGCGGATATGTAAGCAATGGAACCGATATTGCTAACAGACCGGGAGGAATACCAATTTGTAACCGATAGGGGGTTTTGCCCCCTGTTGGATTACAAGCGGTTTACAATGGATATTCGTTTGCGGGTCGAAATACAACGGGAATTGTTCGGACATTGCGTTTTCGGTCGTGGCAACATACCGCAAGCCAATGAACGTTTTTTTAGGTGGGTTTGGGAACATAAACCGCACCAATGCGAAGAATGTTTGAAGCCATTGCACAACTATTCCGCCGTATATTGTTCGCATATATTGACCCGTGGGGCATACCCGGAGGCAGCGCATGATGCAAGGAATATAAATATACTTTGCTTTGAACACCATAGCCAATGGGAAAACGGAGATAAAAGTAAAATGCGAATATTTCCCGGAAATGTTCGGACGATGGAGTTAATAAAAAAAGAGTATGGAAGTTTGGAAAGAGATACACGGATATAACGAACGTTACGAGGTCAGCAATTACGGGCGTGTTCGTTCTAATGATATGATTATAAACGGTAGGTTACAGAATTGCCACCATAAAAAAGGGCGCATATTGAAACCGCATACCGATAAAGAGGGATACAAAGGCGTTGTTTTATGTGTCAATCAAAAACGCAAAACGTTTCGGTTACATAGATTAGTTGCGGCGGCTTTTATTCCGAACCCGGACAATTTGCCGGAAATCGACCATATCGACGGCGACCGAGCCAATAATTATGCGGACAACTTACGTTGGAGTACCCGGAAACAAAATGCCAATAATCCAATAACCCGGAAACGGGTTGCAGTTTCTAAAATAGGAGAACGAAATCAGAATTATAAGAAATGAGAACAAAAAAGAGAACACCCGATTACGGGGCAATTTCCCGCCGTTCAATCAAAAATGATTTCAGACGGGCACAAACATACCCGGAAAGGGAGAAACGCCCGCAAATCGAAAATCCGCCCGAAATAAATGTAGAAAGACGGGTTTTGTTTGTTGGCGAAAATTCAGGTTATTACAAATTGCGTTCTTTCATTGTTGGTAAATTGGTTCGATTAGTTCAAAAATCAAGCGTCGGCGGTTATGTTTGTGAGTTCGTACACGACGACGACCGAAAAGCGATAAACCATGCCGCCGGATGGTCGGACAATAAGAAACAATATTTGTTGGATTGCGTAAAATTCAAGTGACATGAAAATAAAATCAAAAACCGGATATAAAATTGCGTTATACACGTTCGTGACGTTGACGGTTGCGTCTTATATGTGGGCGTTGTATAGTATCATTGTTTGGATAATTAAAGCGTTTTTTGTATGAGTGTAAACAAGGTTATTTTGATGGGACATACCGGGAAATCCCCGGATTTTAAGGAGTTCGACAACGGGGGTTGCGTGGCGACCTTTTCGTTGGCAACCACGAAACGAGGTTATACCACAAAGGACGGGCGGCAAATCCCGGAGCGTACCGAATGGCATAACGTCGTATTGCAAAACGGGTTGGCAAAGGTAGCCAATCAGTACGTCAAAAAGGGCGACAAACTGTATATTGAGGGCGAATTGAGAACCCGGAGTTATGACGATGCGCAAGGCGTCAAACGGTATGTTACCGAGATAGTCGCAACCGATATGGAAATGTTGACCCCGAAAGCGACCGGAGCCGGGGCGCAAGTACCGCCGCCGCCCGTGCCGGATGCACCCGCCCCCGACGGAAACGACGATTTACCATTTTAAGCCGTGGACGATATGGGAGCGATAAACGGACGGGTTATTTACAGTCCAAAAGGTAAAGCCGGGGAATACGCCGAGAACGCCGCCAATTTCTTTGTCGGTTGTTCCAACGGTTGTACTTACTGTTATTTGCGCAAAGGTCGTGGCGCAAAGGTATTGGGAGGCAGTCGCCCGGAGTTGAAAAAGACGTTGCGGGAATATCCATACGCTTTGGATATTTTCAAAAACGAATTGTTGGCGCATAAGGAGGAATTGCAGAAAACGGGGTTATTCTTTTCGTTTACGACCGACCCGTTGTTGCCGGAAACGGAACGGTTGACCCGTCAAGCGGTCGGCGTATGCCAACGCCACGGCGTCCCGGTTAAGATATTGAGCAAATGCGCCGAGGGGTTGAACCGCTTCATTGATTTTGCCGAGGCGTCCGAGGGTTGGGACGTGTCCCGTATCGCTTTGGGCGCAACGTTGACAGGTTGCGACGAATTGGAGCCGAACGCCGACCCAAATACGATGCGGGTTAATGTGTTGGCACGGGCAAAACGCCACGGGTTCCGCACCTTTGCAAGCGTGGAGCCAATCCCGCCGGGAATGTACGACCGGGCAATTGGGATAATCAAATTGTCGTATCCGTTCGTTGACCTGTATAAAATCGGGTTGCAGAGCGGCGGCAAATATCAGAAACGGGAAATACGATTGATTTACGACACGATTACGGAACATTGGGAGGGACGCCCGGAACAACCCCGTATCTATTGGAAAGATAGTATTGTTAATCCGTTGGGGATTGACCGGGGAGAATTGCCGGGGTATTGTGTCCCTGTTAATTGGGATTTGTTTAACAATGAAAAGTGAAATACGGGTTGAGGTTCCCGCCGATTGCCGATTGGTCGGAGTAAGGACGGACGGCGATGTTGCCGTTATCATTTACGAGCCAATCTAAAACGTCCGGCAAATTGGATTTATCCATTACCCGGAACCCGACGACGAAACCGAGGAACCCGAAAATAAAAAGTAAATATGCAGTACAGCAATAAGGATTACAACCCGGAAAAGCACGACCGTTGGCGTGCGTTGACCGTAAAACAGCCATACGCAAATGATTTGGTAACGGAGGCGTACAAGGACGGAAACGGTATTGTTTACGGGAAAAAGACAATTGAAGTTCGGAGCAAAAACACGTCATACCGTGGCGACGTGCTGATATGTTCCGCAGCGTCCCCGGTTTATCCGGGAATGGAAAGCGGCGTTACTTTGGGATTGGTTGAGTTGTACGACGTAAAGCCGATAAAAGAGTTTACGCCGGAGGATTGGGAAAACACCCGGATTCCAAAGGAAAAGAGGGCGAAAATAACAAAGGGGTACGGGTGGTTGATGCGCAACCCCCGCCGGGTTATTGAATTTCCGGTTAAGGGGCAATTGGGTATCTATAATCTCGTATATACAAAAGGTTGTATTGTCGAATATCCTAAAGTTATGGTATTGGATAAAGAGGCATACAATAAAATAAAAGAAACGTATTAGTTTGTTGTATTATGGTTTAATATTATCTTTGCAAAAAAAAGATGGAAAATTGGAAGTTTATAAACGCTAATTATGAAGTTTCAGACAAAGGTAATATAAAGTCTGTAAATTATCGGGGAACGGGTAAAAGTGCGATACGAAAGCAATCTATTAGTAAAAACGGATATATGCGGGTAATACTATCAGATAATGGTAAAAACAAAACATATTTCGTTCATAGATTAGTTGCGGCGGCTTTTATTCCGAACCCGGACAATTTGCCGGAAATAGACCATATCGACGGCAACCGAGCCAATAACGATGCAACTAATTTACGTTGGTGTACGAGAAAGCAAAATTTGAATTATCAAAAAGCAATTAATAATAAACGTGAAACCATGAAGAAAGTAAATACATGGTTTAAGAAAACCGGAAAAGATAATCACAATGCAAAACCCGTTTATCAATATGATTTAGAGGGTAATTTTATAAAGAAATGGGATTGCATACATGATGCGCAAAGATGCGGTTTTAATCATGGAAATATTATTAGTTGCTGTAAGGGACGTTTAAAACATTATAAAAAATATATTTGGAGATATGAGTAAAAAACAGGTTGGAATTATCCTCAACAATGGCGACGTACATACGGCGCAAATTGGGTTTCATATCGGACGGGTTGGCGTATCTGTTTACGTCCGGGAATATTGGAAATATAAGAGTTGGTTTATTATTCCCGGCGTGTCTGTGGATGCGGTCAACGGTTACGACCGTTACGTTGACATTGAGGCGAAAATATTGTTTGTCGGCATTGGCATACGGTTTATATGGATTAAAAGAAAGGTAAAACGATGAAAGCAAAGATTTTATTGTTATCCTTGGCAACGCTTTTGTTGGGGGCGTGCCAAAGCGAGAACGAACCAACAGAGGCATTTTATTTACTTCAAAAATCCGAGAGCATGGAAGAAAGAAACGAGTTTGTAACGAATACCACGGCGGCAATGATACAGATAAACGCCCCCCGGTATAATTGCGAGATTGTCGAAACCGCATTGGCGGGCGGCGATAGGGTACGAATTTGCGTAAAAGGCGCAAAGGAAGATTTGGACGCATTGTTTGACTATGTAAACGAAGCGGGCAAAGAATGAGAGTAAAGCAACCCGAACCGTTCGACCCAAACAGAGAATACCGCCCCGGCGAACGTTGCGTTTACCGGGGTATGGTATTGATTGCCGAGATATGGACGGCGGCGGATGCACGATTAGCCAACAACAATTCCACAATGTTTGCGCAACGTTGCGTTCGCTGCAAAATCAAAAGGGAAGATTGCCCCGGAATTGGTAGGCAATGCGATAAGTACAACAGAACCGACCGAAAAACGATATTTTGGCGGTTGGCATATCCGAAAACAGTAAGAACGAATAAAAAATTAGAGCATGACAGAAAGTAAGTTAAACCCGTTTGATGCGGAATTGTTGGTTATGATTGGCGATATTGCCAAAAGCCAACCGGAGGTCGAGGAAAAACCCGACCGTTACGAAATCACGGTTGACACAACCGAGATACAGGGAAGCGCAATTGAAGCACTAAAACAGGCAGTCGCCGGACGATTGGGGAAACGCTTGTTAGTTACCCACACGTTAGACGCCGCCGTTGTTTTCAACGTCGAGTACGACCCGACGGAATACCCGGAACAAATCCGCACCCGGTTAGTTGAGCCGGACGCCACGGCGGGAACCCGATATTGCCGCACGTTGTTAGAAGTTGACGCAATACAGGTACGCCGGGACAATTTGGACGACCTGTTGAGATTTACCGGAGGCGGAACCATGACGATACCGAGAACCCCAAACGGGCGGGCGGTTTATTCGTTCCCGGACGGCAACGGCATTTTCATTGACGCCCCGGAAACGTACTACATTGTCCGGGAACCGGACGGACGATTGACAACCCGCCCGGAAAGAGAGTTTAACCGGGAGTTTGAGCCGAAAGGCGTAAGCGTACCGAAAGAACCCGGCGATAAGGGATGCGGGAATTGCGCCAACTTTACAAACGAGGACGTCAACGGGAACGGTTATTGCGAGGCGTTCAAATGCGAACAATCGTGCGGCGTTATGCCGTGCCAAGAGTACAAACCCAAAAATCAATAAAGCGATGAACAAAAGAGAAAAATTTTTGAAAGAGATTGCCGAGGTTATCAACCGTAATTCTTTGGAGGCGCATTTTAACGATACCCCGGATTACATATTGGCGGAAGTAGCAGTTGAAGCAATGGAGAATTTCGCCGAAGCGTCCGCACGGAGGGACAATTGGCACGGGTTCAAAGAAGCCGATAAGCCGGGCGAGGTTGTGCGGAATGAGGATTGCGACAATTGCCCGGTTCGGGGGATTTGCCCGGAGCATAAGAAGCCGGAGGCGTTCGACGTCCCAAAGGAGGTGCGAGCAATGGCGGAATTTTTCGGCAAGATGTTCCCCGGTTCCAAAGTAGAAATACACCGGGTCGAAATGCCGAAAAGGAACCCACGGGATAAACGACGGGCAAAGAACAAAAGGAAAGGGGCAACAATGGGAAAAGTAATTGCCCCGGACAATCGAAGCCCGAAAAGATATGCGGAACGTGTCGATATTTTAACCCGGAATTTCCGGTAAATGGAAAGCCCGCCCCGGTATGTTTGGCAATAAAGGAAATGAAAGGGGGAACGAAATACACCAACCCCCGTGGAACGCAACATTATTTTCGTTGCTCAAATGGTAGGTACGAAATAGGCATAAGCAATTAGGCAATCAGCCCCGGAAACAAAGCCGGGGTTTTGCCGTTTATATGTGAGAGAGAACAAACGGTTGGCAATGTACCGGAAAAGCCGTAAATTTGCCCCGTGGTTAAAAGATAACCGCCGAGATATAGAAAGTATTGGATAAGACAATAAAGCCTCTTAAAATAGAAATTCCCCGCAAATAACTTGCAATCGAAAAACATTTGGTACCTTTGCAAAAAAAGATATGGAAGTTTGGAAAGATATACCCGGTTTTGAGAATTACCAAATATCCAATTATGGTAATGTAAAAAGCCTCAATTATGGGAGGACAGGAAAACCCAAGTTGCTAAAACCAACTGTAAGCGGAAAAGGTTATTTGCAAGTAAGGTTATCGAAGTCCGGTAAACCAAATGCGTTGTTGGTTCATAGATTGGTTGCAATGGCATTTGTTCAAAATCTAAATAACCGGAAACAAATAAATCATAAGGACGAAAACAAGTTTAATAATAATGCCGATAATTTGGAATGGTGCGATAATCAGTATAACAATACATATAACGGCAAACATAACAAAATTGCCAAACCTGTAATACAACGTTCAAAAGCCGGAAACGAAATTGCCCGGTATAAATCTATAAGGGAAGCGGAAAGAAAAACGGGAATAAAAAATATAACAATTACCCGATGTTGTAAAGGAGTGTATAAAACGGCGGGCGGGTATGTGTGGGAATACGATTTGACGATTAAGGAGGTTTGACGATGAAAAAGAGAAAGAAGCCATTAGGCTACAACAAACGTTCCGAGGAACAACGAATTTATGACATTCGGTTTTGTGCCGATTTATTTTTGCGTGGTTATTCGTACCGGGAAATTGCGGACGCATTGAACCGGGATTTATCCGCCCGTGGAATGGGTTATACAATAACCTTTCAAATGGTTTATTACGATTTGCAACAATGCCTTATCGAATGGAAGCGGGAACGGTTGGAAACAATCGACGAATATGTTACGCAGGAATTGCGCAAGTTGGATAAAATGGAGCAACAAGCGTGGGAGGCGTGGGAGGTATCTAAAACCGGAAAGCAGCGCACCAAAGAGAAAACCAACCGGGGGCGTCCTATCAAAACGGATGCGACCGACGGCGACCCGGAATATTACGGGTATGACGAAACGACCGTTGAAACGTCGGCGGGCAATCCCCGGTTTTTGGACTTGCTGTTGAACATTCAACAACGCCGGGCAAAGATGTTGGGATTTGATGCACCCGTTAAAATCGAGATACCCGGATACAACGCCGGGACGGACGACGATAAACCGAAATACGATGTTAAGGCAATCCCGGACGACCTGTTGTTTGCCGTCGCCGACAAATTGCAGTCCGCCGAATTTCAAAAGACAATCGCCGAGAAAGGAGGGGCGCAATAATGGCAAAGCGAATGAATGTTGTTAAACAGGTTGTAACCAAAACGAACCATTATTGCGGGGATTGCGGACACGGCGTTTGGTATTTCGACCATGAGAATTTAGATGTTGCAAATAGATTGCCGATTTGTTGCCGTTGTCCGTTTACCCCGAACCGTTCCCGGATAAGGAGCGAAACGGCGTGTTTGAATTGGATACCGAAAAAGCCCGGCGAATTGATAGTTACACCCGATAAAATTGTACGACCATGAGCAACGAGGAATTATTGAAGATGTACGAGGCAATCAAGGCAGACCCCGGCGAATTGGTGCGAGCCGCCGCCCGTAAACGTCTTATCAACTTTGCCCGGTATATGCAACCGGATTTGGTATTGGAACCGTTTCATGTTGTATATTATACCCTGTTGGATATGTTTGCGCATGGCAAAATACGAAAGATGATTGTACAACAGCCGCCGCAACATGGCAAATCGGAGGGGTCAAGCCGCAAATTACCCGCATTTATGTTGGGGTTAGACCCCGACCGCAAAATATGTATCGGTTCGTATGCGGCGACAATCGCACGGGATTTTAACCGGGACGTTCAACGAATAATCGACACGCCCCGGTATCGTGAATTATTCCCCGGCACGTACTTAAATGGGTCGAACGTCGTAACAATGGCGAATACCTATTTGCGCAATTCCGATGTTATCGAAATGGTCGGGCGTAAGGGGTCGTTGCGTGTCGTCGGTCGTGGCGGTTCGCTGACGTCTAAAACCGTGGACGTTTCGATATTGGACGACGTGTATAAAGATTACGCCGAGGGTAACAGCCCGATAGTACGGGCGGCGGCGTGGAAATGGTACACGACCGTTGTACGCACCCGTTTACACAATGATAGTCAAGAATTGATTGTATTTACCCGTTGGCACGACGACGATTTGATAGGGCGCATTGAAAAGAGCGGCGAAACGATTATTGATGTTAAGTGTTGGGCGGATTTGGAGGACGTAACGCCGGGGGCGTGGGTGCGCATAAACTTTGAGGGGTTGAAAACCGGGGAACCGACCGAGATAGACCCACGGGAACCGGGGGCGGCATTATGGGAAAGTCGACACAGTAAGCAAAAGTTGGAAGCGCAAAAGGCATTAGACCCGGTGCAATTTCAATGCCTGTATCAAGGCAACCCCGGTTCCGCCGAGGGTCGATTGTATCAACCTTTCAAAACGTGGGTCGAAAAATCCGATTACGGCACGTACATTCGTTCCGGCGCATACATTGACGTTGCCGACGAGGGCGACGACCTGTTGTTTGCCGCAACGTATGACGTGTATAAGTCCGATAATCTGTTTTTCAACGAGAAAACAAAGCGCATGGAGCCGATATTGTTTGCCCTTATTACAGATATGGAAATGACGGACGAAAATACGGACGTTACAACCGTAACCGTCCCGGCGATGATTAACCGGAACGGGACGCAAAAAGCGTGGGTTGAGAGCAACAACGGTGGTGCGGGTTACGAAAAGGTTATCAAAAAGAAAGTCCGGGCGATTACCGACCCGTTTTATCAAGGGGGCAACAAGGAAAGCCGGATAATAACAGCGTCCGCAATGGTTAATCAACATATAATTATGCCGTTCGGTTGGGAAACCCGGTACAAAGCCGTTTACGACCATGTAACCGGATTTTTGCGCAATTTCGGAGCCAATACGCACGACGACCCGGAGGACGGATTGACCGGGATATATGAAAAGGAGATTGTGGACGGCAATATACAGCCATACGCACACGCAAACCGAGGCGTAAGACGACGCAATTAGCAATATTTTTGAGATATGCAAGATTATCCGGGAAAAAGTTTATAACTTTGTAACCGAAACGAGGGGGCAAAGGGACAGCCCCGGAGAAAGTAACAATATTTTTAACGTTAAAAACAAAGAAGTATGATTTGTAAATGTCCGGCGGGGGCGGCGTTGCCCGATGTACCCGCAATTACGTGTCCGGAAAGTTTCGGACAGGTTCAGAAAGTGGCTTTTCAACGTCTTATGAAAGACGACGGAAGCAAAAACAGTTTTACGAGTGAAAAAGCGATTACGGCGTTAGCGTCATGGACGCTCCTGTTATCGGCGGCGGATAGCACGAAAATAGTTGTTTCGCCGTATATCCAAGCCCCGACCGCCGAGGCGGGAGCCGCCCGCACCTTTGGAGGCGGTAACGAAACGTTAGGAGGCGTCGAAGAGATTATTGGACGTGAACCAACCCTGTTTACCGGAGTTATCCGCAAAGCCCCGCAGGAGGTTATCAAGGCATTAAAGGAAATGCAATGCGAAAGTTGGGGCGACAATTTGGGTATCTTCATTTTCGACGAAAACGGCGCAATCGGCGCAATCAAGGGGAGCACAGACGGTATATATTACCCGATACCGATACGTTCGTTGTTTATCGGCGATAAGACGTTGGGCGGATTGGAAGCCCCGGACAGCAACGCAATACAATGGTCGTTTTTGCCGAATTGGTCGGACGATTTGGCGATTGTTGCCCCGGCGTTTAACCCGCTTACGGATTTGAAAACCGCATAAGCGTAATGACGGCGAAAGTTACAAAGGTCGTGTTGGAGTGTCCGACCCTTAACACGACCGAAGAATTTGAGATTAACCACGCCGAACGCCTGTTGCGGATGCCTAACAATGGCGGTTGGCAGTTGCCCGAAAAAACACCTTTTGAATTTAGCAAAGAAAATGGGATTAGATATAAAACGCATAAGAAAGGAAATAACGGAACCGAGGAAAAAGGCGACGATAAATAAAGCGGTCATACACCAAAACCGCATTAAATTTCACGCCCAAACCAACGTAACGCCCTTAATGTGTTTACCCACGACCGATTTTTTGGCATGGGTTCAAAATCTTATCCCGCACGATAAATTCAAAATCTTCAAAACATTGTTCCGTTACCCCGTTCGTACCAACGAGGTAACGGGCATTTGTTTTGATAAGTTAAGCCGTATTTTCGACGGTCGTAACCCGGCGTTCAACTATCAATTTCAAAACACGGAACAACGGGACGATTGGGAGTATTACCGCCAAGATGTATTAAAGGAGCCGGAAATTTGGAACACGAAAGGTTGGGAGTTTTTCAAGATGGAAATAAACAGCGTCTTAATAGTTGATTTGCCCGCCGAGCAAAACCCCGCCGACCGATACCCGACCCCGTATTTTTATTGGCTACCTATCGAAAGCGTCATAACCTTTGAGGCAAACCGGACAACCGGGGTTATGGATTGGATAATTTTCCGCCAACCCGATAAACGTATTGCAGTTATTGACGATGAACGATACCGAGTATTTGCAGAGGACGACGGCGGCAACATAGGCGAATTATTGGTTGATAACCCACACGATTTGCGCTATTGCCCCGCCCGTTTCTTTTGGAATGAGCCAATGAATTTGCGAGAACCGGACGTTAAACAATCCCCGCTAACAAAAGAATTGGAGGCGTTGGATTGGTTTTTGTTTTTCCATATATCGAAGCGGCATTTGGATATGTACGGGGCGTACCCGATATATTCCGGTTACGAACAATCGTGCGACTTTACAAACGCCGAAAACGGCGATTATTGCGATGGTGGATTTTTGAAAGACAAACAAGGGTATTACAGGTTAGACCAAGCCGGGTTATTGATGCGTTGCCCCAAGTGCGGCGACAAACGGATTACCGGGGCGGGTTCCTTTGTTGAAATACCGATACCGGACGGGGACAAACAACCCGATTTGCGGAACCCGGTGCAAATGTTGACCGTTGACCGTACAAGTTTGGATTATAACGTTGATGAGGAAAAGCGATTGCGGGAAAACATTATTACCGCCGTCGTCGGACAAAACGAGGAAGTAACCCAACGGGAGGCATTCAACGAACAACAGGTTAAAGCCGCATTTGAGAGCCAAAGCACGGTATTAAACAGAGTGAAAAAAGGCTTTGAAGCCGCACAACAGTTCGTCGATGAAACGGTTTGCCGATTGCGATACGGCAATATGTTCGTATCTGCAAAAGTAAATTACGGCACGGAGTTCTATTTGTACGACGCAAGCGAGTTGCGGAACCGTTACAAGTTGGCAAAGGAAAGCGGCGCAAGTGAGGCAGAATTGGACGCCCTACAAAATCAGATTATCGAAACGGAGTACCGGAACAACCCAACCCAATTGCAACGTATGTTGATATTGGCAGAATTGGAGCCGTACCGCCATTTGACCCGGAACGAGGTATTGGATTTGTACGGGCGTAACTTAATCCCGGAGAATGAATTGCGTATAAAGTTGAATTTTGCTAACTTTGTCCGCAGGTTTGAACGGGAGAATACAAACATTTTGGAATTTGGAACGCAAATACCATTTGACAAAAAGATTTCAGTAATAACAAGTAAATTTAACGAGTATGCACGTAAAAACAGCAACGGAGGGTAAAACAAAGGACGTCGCAATTACCAACGTCACCCCCGAAAATTACATTGTACCGAGCAACGAACAACATTTGTATCATTGCATTATTGAGGTGCGCAAGTTTGACAGCGAAACGGGCAAACGCTTATCCGTTCCCCGTATCCAAAAGTTCGGCAAAAAGTCCTTTGAAAACGGCATTTTGGACGCACTGAAAAAACAGGGTTACACGATTACCGTATTGCACGACCCCAACGAGTACGTCAAGGCGCAAGCCGAGGAAAAAGCGGCACGAACCGCCGCACAGCAGAAAGCCGCCGAGGAAAAAGCCGCCGCCGATGCACAGGCAAAGGCAGAAGCCGAGGCGAAAGCCAAAGCCGAGGAAAAAGCGGCGTTAAAGGCTGAAATTTTGGCGGAATTGAAAGCGGCGGGAGTTATCCCGGCGGAACCCGCCAAAGAAACCAAAGCCGAGGACAAACCCGGAGCGAAAAAGTAACAGAGTATTAAACTATTAAAAATACGATTATGGCACAGATTGCACAGCAGGACAATTTGGTTATTGAAGTAACAACAACCGCCGCCGCATTGGATGGCGCAACAAAGAAAAAGTTGATTGAATGTATTGAGGGCGGAACAATTACCGACGTAATTTTGGTAACAAAAGAGGTTGAAAAGAAAATCAGCCATGCACGTGTGGTTAGTTGGTTGGTTGACACAACCGGGGATTCGCCAAAATACACAATTGATATTATTAACGCAAACAGCGGAACAGTAACAGCAATCGCACTTAATTAATTCAAAGGGAAAGAATTATGTTAACGAGAGAAATTTTAGTTGCAAATGCGGCATTAGCCGGATTAACCGACGAACAAATTGCGGCAATTACAACATTGTCCGCCAACGACGAAAATAGCGTTATTGCCAAAAAGACGGGCGAAATTTACGGCGGATTGGATGCCGATATTTTGGCGGCGTCCGGTATTGCAAAGAACGGAACCGAAAAGACGTTTGATTACGCAAAACGTGTGGTTGCAGAGTTCAAAACCAAAGCGGAAAGCGCAAGCGCATTGCAAACCCAAATCGACAGTCTGACGAAAGAAAAGGCACGTTTGGAAAAGGCAATTGCCGACGGTGCGAGCGATGCGGAAACCGCAAAGGCTTTGAAACAGACGAAAGCCGATTTAACGGCGGTAACAACACAGTTTAACGACCTCAAAAAGAAGTACGATGAAGCCGAAAAGAAATTCCAAACGGAATTATTCGGCGTCCGTATCGAGGGCGCATTGCAGGCGGCAACCGCCGGGTTGAAATTCAAACCGGGATTGCCCGAAAGCGCAACAAAGGTTTTGTTGGCTCAAGCAATCGACAAAATCAAGGGTATGAACCCCGAATATATCGACGACGGCAAAGGCGGCAAAATCATTGCTTTTAAGGACGAAAGCGGCGCAATTATGCGTAACCCGAACAATCAGTTGAACCCGTACACCCCCGGCGACCTGTTGACAAAGGAATTGGATACAATGGGTATTTTGGATAAGGGACGCCAAGCCGGAGGCGGCGGAACGGTTCCACCGGGGAGCGGTTCCGGCGGTGGTAGCGGAACAACCATTGACGTAACGGGCGCAAAAACCCGTGTCGAGGCTTACGAAGCAATCGCCGCAAACCTTATGGCGCAGGGCTTAACGGCTGGTTCCGAAAAGTTCGACGCCGCAATGAAACAGGCATGGCAGGACAACAATATTGCCGCATTGCCGGAAAAGTAAACAATCACGGGTAAAGGGTAAACCCGCATTTAATAACAATTAAATTTTAACATTATGTCATTAGTAGCAACAAGACTGCAGAATTGGCGGATTGAGAACCCGGAATTAGACCGTAATATGACCCGCCCGTGTGAGTATGGCGCATTGGATTTCTTCATTGAGCAAACCAACGCCCCGTCCTCAATCATTAACCCAAATTTGCGTGACCGTGCGTTTGCGTCTATTGGTAACACGGTACAAGTACCCGTTATCAATTACGACGGCGATGTACAGGTTAGCAATGTCCGTTCGTGCGTTATCGCTGACGATGAGAATACGTCCGCATTGGTAACGGTTGTTTGGGCGACTTATGCCATTGGCTTTACAATGGTTCCCGCCGCCTATATGAACAACGAAATTTCCTATGAACACGACTTTTTGCGCAAAATGGAAAAGACGTGCCGGGCTTTGGCGGACAAATTGGATGTCGGAGCCGTTGCCGCATTGGAGGCAAACAAAACACAGGTGTTCAAAACGTTGCTTAACTACACGCAGGCGGGCAACGTGGTACAGGTTCCAATCCAAATGGCGACCGAGATTTTGGGCGATATTAACCCGATTATGCGGGCTAACTGTTACCCGGAATATATCCACATTATCGCCAACGCCGGGATTGATAGCCTTATCCGTAAACTTGCGCAACATGGCGTTTACAACGACGTAAACAAGCGCATGGAGTACGACAACAAGGTTTTGCACTATACAAACAACGTAACCGACGAATCGGGCAAAATGGGAACCATGTTTGCCGTTGCTGACGGTAATGTTGGTATTCTTACACGTGTTGACCGTGAGGCATTACGCCGTACCCGTGCGAATTTCCACGAATGGGACGTTGTACGTTTGCCGTACATTGATTTACCCGTTGGTTCGCACTATTACACCGCCGTTGGCGACCAGTCCGCAATTATGGGCGACGCAACCGCCGATTTGACATGCGCCGTTAAGGAGTATTTCGGATTTTCCGTTGACGTGGCGTATATGGTTGCTTACAACAGCAACCCGGATACCGTGGCAAATCCGATTATCAAAGCCGAAATTGCCGCACGCAACCCGAACGAACCGTTAGGAATGCCCGTATATGTAACCAACGCCGGGGAATTCCCGCCGGGGGTGGTGCATGAGGGGGATTTTAATAACGATTTCTCAAAGGATTTCAAGTTTTTACCAAGGGGACGGGGTGATTATCCCCGCCCCCTTTTTTTTTAATTAATGATATGGAAAGTTGGAAAGTAATATACGATTTCCCAAATTATGAAATAAGTAATTACGGAAACGTGCGTAATAATACAAAGATAATTAAATCCGTTCCCAATAAGCACGGGTATAATGTTGTAGTATTGTGCAATGGTACTCGTAAATCTGTTAATGTTCATAGATTAGTTGCGGCGGCTTTCATTCCGAACCCGGACAACAAACCATGTGTTGACCATATCGACGGTGACAAATCGAATAATAGGGCGGACAATTTGCGTTGGGTTACAACCAAAGAAAATTGTAATAATCCAATAACAAAATCACGCCTAAATAAAAAGATTGGCGAATATATGGTTGGGAGATTAGGCGGATTGCACCAACGAGCAAAACAAATTGCGATGTATTCCATTTGCGGAGATTTGATAAAAACATTCTTATCAGTAAAAGACACACAACGGGAAACGGGTTTAAATGATAGTAATATTGTTAAATGCTGTAAGGGTATAAAAAAAACTTGCGGCGGTTATATTTGGGCTTATGTATAGGATTAAGGAAATACAAGATAAGTTATTGCACGTCGTCGGGTGGGAACAATCATACGACCCGGCAAAGGCGATAGACGACAATTTAACGCAGACGGAAAGTGGTTTGACGTTTCAAGGTGCGCACCCCCTTGTTACTTTGGATAATGTCCGGGCAATCGTCCCGGATGATTTCGTTTTTCAATATCCGGATTGGAATATGATAAGGGAATACAAAGCCGGGGCAAAGGTTCGCCACAACAACAAAGTTTGGATTGCAGCACGGGACAACCAAAACGAGGAACCGACCGAAAGCGATTTTAACGACGATTACAACGACGATTACGGCAACCCCTATTGGCAACCGTACAATTTCATTTCCGATTATTTGGAGCGGTTGACCCGTAACGGTATTGCGCAAATGGTACAAACATTCACGCAAATAAAGGGATTGGATAAGGAAACAAAGAACCTATTGGAGCGGCGCACGTTCTTTGACGGTGCGGGACGTATCCGGGCGACGTTGCCGAATAATCATAAATTAGTCGGGTTTGAAATTGTCCCGGTTCGTTCTATGGGCGTAACAATGAAAATCGAGCAAATCGGGTTGCAAATGACGGGCGCAACCGGGGTTGTTCGTATGTATCTTTTCCATTCGTCCCAAATTGACCCGATAAAGACGTTTGATTTGAATTTTACGCAGACAAACGGCGGTTTTCAATGGTTCCCGTTGAAAGATTGTTATTTGCCGTATATCAGTACCGGAAACAACGCCGGGGGGTCGTGGTTCCTTTGTTACAACCAAAACGATTTGCCCGCCGGGATGCAGGCAATTAACATGACAAAGGATTGGAGCCGGGAGCCGTGCGGGACGTGTACGGGTTATGTTGATTTGGAGCGTTGGCGGGAAATAACCAAGTATTTACAGGTATCCCCGTTTATGATGAACGCCCCGGAAACATTCGACGAATACCCGGAGTTGTGGGATATTGCGTTGACGATGTACACCAATACGCAGAATTACGGGTTGAATTGCGAAATAACCGTTGGTTGCGACCTAACGGATTTTATCATTAAGGAAAGGCAGATTTTCCAAACGGTTATCCAACGACAGATCGCCGCAATCATGTTGCGCACGTTGGCAATGAACCCCGATGTTAAGGTAAACCGGAACCAAGTAAACGCAACCCGGTTGGAAATTCTTTACGAATTGGACGGCAACGTTGAGGGTCGCCCCGGCGGTTTGGGTTATGACCTTAAAAAAGCATACGAGGCGTTGCGGTTGGATACGCAGGGTATCGACCGTATTTGCCTTACTTGTAATAACCACGGCGTAAAATACCGGACAACGTAAGATTATGGCGGGGTTAAAGTCAATACAGGATTTACGCAACCGGGTTGCCACGTTCAACAACGGGTTATCGTCCGGCGCATACATTAAACAAATCATTTGGGACAATGACGCCTATATTGTTGATATGAACGCCGAGGAACAATTGTTTGAACAGGGTATTAACCGTTTGGGCGTGGATATTATGGATTACGCCCCGTATTCGCCGTTGACGATAGCCATAAAGGAGGAAAAGGGACAACCGACAAACCGGGTAACGTTACGGGATACCGGGGATTTTGAAGCGTCGTTTTTTTTGGAAGTCGGCGACAAACAGTTTGAAATAAAAGCGTCGGATTTCAAAACGGAGGACTTAATAAAAAAGTACGGGCGGCAAATATTGGGATTGACGGACGAAAATATTGCGGCGTTGATTTGGCAATATATATTCCCGGACTTAATAAAGAAAGCAAAAAACGTATTATATGGCAACGAATAAGAGAACAACCCCTATAATTTCCAACCCGGTTTTAATCGACCGGGTTTTGGGGAACATACAAACCGGGTTAATGGATAACGTCGATTGGTTGGACGTCGCATTTGGGCGGGCGCAACGTATCGCCAAAGTGATACAGGGCAAACGCTATTATACCCCGAACGTATATGCGGGCGGGACGGAATGGAGAGGCAACAACGATTATATCGACGTTTCCCCGGATGCCAATATTGGCAATTTTTCGTTCTTTTGGATAGATGACCCGCAAACGGTCGGTTGGGTTCCCAAAGAGCAAAGCGAGATTAAAGCCCCGTTTTCCCTTATTGTTTGGTTCGATTTGCGCAAGGTTTACCCCGGTCAACTCAACAACCGGAATACCGAGGCATTGAAGAACGAAATATTGACCGTCCTAAATGGCGGTTTTTGGCTGAAAGACGGGACGATTATAATAAATAGGATTTATGAGTTGGCGGAAAACGTGTACCGTGGGTTTACGTTGGACGAAATAGATAATCAATTTTTAATGCACCCGTTCGGCGGTTTTCGCTTTGAGGGTGTATTGTCAGTTAATCAACCTTGTAACATTTAACGATATGGTAACTTTCATTATTTGGGTTTTGGTCGTGGCAACCGTGGCGGCGTTCCTGTTGACCCTGTTAAAAAAGTGGGGCGTTATTGAGTACGTCCAAGTTCACGGCAACGACTTTTTTGTTAAGATGTTCAATTGCGGCTTTTGCTTATCATGGTGGGCGGGGGTCGTTTTGTCCGTCTTGTTTGCTATATGCACCGGGAACCCGGCATTGTTATTGGTTCCTTTTTGTTCAACAGTCATAACCCGCATACTCTTATGAAAACGACAAAGATAGGGGAACGGGCGGTTGTGTTGTACGATAGTATCGACGAATTGCCAATTTTGCGATTTCACGCATATAACAAAATGTTGCTTATCGACGCCGGGGTTGGGTCGGATTTGAACGATTGGGATGCGCATATTGAAAAGGCAATCCGGTTTATCCGAAAGGAAAAGCCGGATTTAGCGGAAAAGGAATTGGATAATTTGCGGCAAAACGTTTATTTCGTCCAATCCGCCATATCGCCAAAGTATTTGGCGTTTGCCTGTTTGGTTAAGTCCGTGGACGGAACCGAATACAACGATATGACGGCGGACGGTTTGCAAAAGGTATTGGATTTATTCGCCAATGCGCCGAACGCCGAGTTGACCGCCCAATTGGAAGCGGTCAAAAAAAAAATAGATGAAGAATTGCAATTGTATTTTCCTAAACTATTCGACGACGCCACGATTAAAGAGTATTACGACCAATTGAAGCAACGCACGTTGTTAATGTTGGATGCGATAATACAGGGGGACGAAAGCGACAAACGGGAAGAAATAGACCATATTACGACGTTGTTGTTGACTTATACAAAACCCAAATCGTTTAGCGGGTCGGATAGCGTGGAAATACAATACGACAAGCAGTTTGAAAATATGTGTTTGATGTTATCCCAACATTTGCACGTAAACCCAAAATCGTTTACCGTTTTGGAATATTACAACGCATTTGAATACATTAAGGAGCAAGCGAAAAAAGCAAGCAGAAAAAGCCAAAATAAGGCGATTTAAGGCGTTTTATTTTTCAGACGATAAATTACATTTGATAAACGAAAATTGATTGTAGGGCAAATTGCCCGAAAATAACAAAAACAAATAGTCGGATACATGGCAGATAACAACAATCCAATTAAATATTCTGATTTGGTAAGCCCCGATAATTCGATTACTGATTTGATAAAGCAATTGGATGAACTTTCAGACGCATACACAAATGCGCTGAAAAATATTAGGGCGGAAGCAATTCAGTTGGCGGCGGTTCTGCAAAAGGTTTCCGGGGCAACCGAGGACGGCAGGAACACAACCAAGAAAGCCGCAGACGATGCGGAACGTTTGGCACGTGCGCAACGTGATTTGGCGTTTGCGGAAAGTGAGAACGCAAAGAAGTTGGCGGAGTTGAAATTGGCACAGCAGGAAGCCAACCAAATAAACAAATTGATTGTAAAAATCAATCAGTCAGCCGAAGGCAGTTATAACAAGTTGTCGGCGCAATATTCGTTAAATAAAATCTATCTGAACAACATGACGAAAGCCGAGCGAGAAAATACCGAGGAGGGGCGCAAGTTGGTTGAACAGACACGGGAAATATACGAAGAAATGAAGCGTTTGCAGGAGGCAACCGGGAAATATCAATTGAACGTTGGTAATTATACGGAGGCGTCCGATGCAATAATTGCTTATGGCGACAAATTAAAAGAAACGTTGGGGCTTAACAATTCATTTGGCGATAGCCTTTTGGCGTTAGGTCGTGGAGGCGCAGAAAGCAAAGAAGTATTTACAGCAATAGGCGATGGCGCAAAGGCGTTGGGGAAAACTTTGTTGGGTTTACTTTCAAATCCCGTATTTTTGGCAATTGCCGGGATTGCGGCGGCTGGTGCGGCGTTCAAATGGTGGTACGATTACAACGCCGGATTAGTTGAGGCAACAAGGTTGACGCAACAATTTACCGGGAAAAGCGGCGATGATTTGAAAGCGTTTAGAAACGAGGTGCAAGCCGTCGCAGATTCGTTCGGCGCAGATTTTCGGGAAACATTGATTGCAACAAACGCATTATCACAACAATTTGGTATTTCTGCAAATGAGGCATTGCAGTTGGTTAAGGATGGTTTTTTGTCCGGAGCCGATGCGAACGGGGAATTTTTAGACACGTTGAAAGAATACCCGGCATATTTTAAGGAGGCGGGAATATCAGCCGACCAATTTGTTGCCATTGTTGCCCAAACAAACAAAATGGGTATCTTTTCGGACAAAGGCGTTGACGCAATTAAGGAGGCAAATTTGCGTTTGCGTGAAATGACGACGGCGACGGCGGCGGCTTTGGACGGTATCGGTATTTCGTCGGAACAAGTTCAAAAAGATTTGCAGACCGGAACCAAAACAACGTTCGATGTTATACAAGACGTTTCCGCAAAATTGGCAGAATTGCCGGATAATGCGGCAACGGTCGGGGCTGCAATTGCAGATATATTCGGGGGACCCGGAGAGGACGCCGGATTGCAGTATTTGCGCACGTTGAAAGATATTTCAACAAACATGGATGAAGTAAAAGGGAAAGCCGGAGTTTTGGCGCAATTGCAGGAGGAACAATTGCAAAGCCAAATTGAGTTGCAAAACGCATTATCCGGGTTGTTTGACGCAACCGGAGGAAATTTTGAAACGTTGACAACGAAAGCAAAAGTTTTTGTTAACCAAGGATTGACGGCGATAATAAAAGGGGTTATTAATGTTATCAACTACTTTATTGAGTTATACAATGAAAGTGTTTTGATACGTGCAATTTGGAATGGGATTGTTGCCGGGTTCAAAACAACGTTTGATACGTTGGGAAATGTGTTTGGGTTCTTTATTGATATAGTCAAAGCAACCGGAACGGCATTAAAAGGCGCATTTACATTGAATTTTGACGATGTAAAAAAAGGATTATCAGATTACGCAGCGGCATACGGAAATTTGGTTAAAGCCCAAGTTAAAGACATAACAGAAAATTTCCAAGAGGGTTTGGAGGGTATGCAAAAGAAAATAAAACCGTTAACAATCCCGGTTTCTGTTGGAGATACCCCGGCGCCACAAACAGACAATAAGCCCGTAACGACACAGAACCCAACCGTAAAGCCAAGGGGTAAAAGCGATGCGGAAAAGGCAGCAGAACAACAAGCAAAGCAAATTGAAGCGGCTTATAAAAAGAATTTGGAGGCAACACGGAAATTGCAGGATGCACAATTGCAGTTGGAAACCGACGAATGGGCAAAGCGTCGGCAGCAAACGCAATATCAGTATTCCCGACAGATTGAGGATTTACAACACCAATTACAGACCGAAAAGGATTTGAACGAAACCGGACGGCAGGCGATAAACGCAACAATTACGGCGTTGGAACAACAGCAGACAGAGGCGTTGTTGAAAATAGAGCAAGAACGGCAGTTGCAAGAATTGGCATTGCAGAAAGAAAGCATTGAATTACGTTTGCAAGCGGTTAAGCAGGGAAGCGAGCAGGAACGACAATTGCGTATGCAGTTGTTAGAGAATGAAAGACAAACAGCATTGTTGCAGAATGAGCAAAAGCCGACCGGACAACAGCAGGACGCCGGGGTAATTAATGCCGGATTTGACGTTAAGGGAAGCGCAATTGCCGACGAATATTTGCAAGCGCAATTAATGATGTTTGACCAACAACAAGCGTTGGCGCAATCTGAATTTGATTTATTAAGAAATTCAGAAGCCCGGAAAACCCAATTCCGTTTGCAGGCAGAAAAGGAACGTTTGCAAAAGGTGTTAGAATTGAACGAGCAAGCAGCCAATAAATTGTCTGATGTTGAAGTACAAACAATTCAAAACACAATAAAAAAGATTGACCAAGAAATTGAGCAGTCAAAAGGAGAGGAACGAGGAACCGACATTTACGGCTTGTTTGGGCTTAATTTGGACGACGACCAAAAAGAGGCAATAAGTACGTCCGTATCCTTTGCGATGGAGCAATTACAGGTATTTTTAGATGCGAAATTGCAAGCCGCCGAAGCCGCCGTAAATGCCGCCGACAAAGAGGTTGAAAGCGCACAACGCACGTTGGACGCCGAAAGGGAAGCACGGGCGAACGGTTATGCCTCAAACGTGGTTATGGCGCAAAAGGAGTTGGATTTGGCAAAGCGGAACCAAGAAAAGGCGTTGAAAGAACAACAGAAAGCGCAAAAGGCACAACAGGCAATACAGACAATCCAACAAATCGGAAACCTTGTAACGGCGTCCGCTTTGATTTGGTCGCAATTGGGGTTCCCGTTCGCAATCCCGGCAATCGCCGTTATGTGGGCTTCATTTGCCGCCGCCAAAATCAAAGCCGCACAAATGAGTAAAGCCGCCGAGGGTACGGAGAGTTACGGGGACGGTACGGTTGAATTGTTGGCGGGCGGTTCGCACCAATCCGGCAATGACGTTGATTTGGGAACCAAGCCGGACGGAACCCGGAGGCGTGCCGAGGGCGGCGAGTTTTTCGCCGTTATCAATAAACGCAATTCCCGCCGTTATCGCAAGTTGATACCGGACGTTATAAAGTCGCTTAACAACGGCACGTTTTCCCGTCGATACGGGAACGCATACGCCGGGGGCGACGGTATCGTTTTGAATGTAAACGGACAAAGCCCGGATATTAAGGAGTTGCAAAACGACGTCCGGGAAATTAAGGAACAAAACCGCCGCCGTTTCATTCCGGTATCAGACGGGACGGTTGAGTTGTACAAGAATTTAAGACGTAAATACAAAAATAATTGAGTATGAACCCGATTTATAGATTTATATTATATACGGAGAGTTACAACCGATTTAACCAAAATTTGCCGGATTATCGGTTGGGTGTCTTTATGAGTTCGGCGGGGTTTGTGGATAATGTTAATTACAATACGTCCGGGAAAATTTCAGTTACGCCCGGCGAACAATTGATTGTAAGTAACGTTTATACAGCCCGTTTCTTTGATGCCAACGACAATGCGTTGACGTATGCGGCAAATCAAAACCAACAAATGTATTTAACCGCCCCGACAAAAGCGGCGTATATGCGTGTATGTGTTCATGTATCGTATTGGTCGGAGTTGACCGTTTACGGGATGCGGGAAACAAAACCGGTGTATAAGGACGATTTGGCAAAGGAGTACGAATTGGAAACCAACCAACGTTTTTACCGTGCTAAATTGTCCGGGAAAATATCGTTTATCCGACAGGATTACGATTATATCATGTCGCAAAACTTTGAAAGCCAATTTTATTTCCTTATGGGAAAATCCAACGACGGCGGGCGAACGTGGGACAATGAATATTACCGGGGTAAATTCTTTATGACGGATTGCGAGTTTGACGACGACAATAAGAAATGCACGGTACAACCCGACCCGTTGGACGATTATAACGACGTTTTGGCGGGATTGGAAAAAGAGTATAATTTGATAACGTTAGCCCCGGAAATCAACCGGGTATTATTCGACAAACGCCCCTTAATTCAAATATACATTCCGGGCGATAGTATTGTTTCGTGTTTTTTGGGCGGTACCAATTGGGAGCAAGACGCAAACGCCACGACCGACCAAAGTTTGATTACAAAAAGGGGAAATTTA